TCAATCAAAATCAAACATAAATAAAGAAAAGTTAAGTTGGTTTAGTACTTATTTTTATTTTATAATGTTGGGAGCTAAGCGTAAAAGAAATGATAGATCTATGATTTCTGTTCAAAAGAAAATACGAGCAGCTGTAGCTGCAAATAATAGAATTCCTAGGAGAATTATGAGATATCCTAGATTTAGATACAATAGATATAATTTACCTGGTGGTTTGATGAGTATTCCTCGACCTGAAGTTAAATCTGTAGATATTGCAAGTAATGCAAATTTAAATACAACAGCTGTTTTTAGTTTGATGAATGGAATTTGTGCTGGTAGTTCTTTTTATAATAGAGTTGGTAGAAAGATAGAATTGAAATCTTTTCATTTGACTGGTTACATAAATGCTGTTCGTACTGTTGCTACTAATGATTATTGTAGAATCATTGTGATTTATGATAGACAAAGTAATGGAGCTAATCCTGCATTAGGTGATGTACTTTTGAATAATGATTCAAGTGGAACAACTACAACTACTGCATTAAGCGGTATTAATTTGAACAATCGTGATAGATTTGTTATATTGCTTGATGAACGTTTTGTTTTGTTTCCTGAAACTGTAACTGCTGGTGTTCAAAGTGGTATAGGATATGCTGCAAACATTGGAAAGTTTGAGGTCAATAGATATGTTAAGTTGAAGAATATGGTTACTCAGTACAAATCTGATAGTAATGGTGTTGGAGACATAGCAACTGGGTCTTTATTAATGTTGACTACTGGTAACATAGCATCTGGATCAGAAGGATTTAATTTTGTTTATAATAATAGAACAAGATTTGTTGATGCTTAAATAATTTAATATAATAAAACACCACTGGAGTATGGCCAGGAAGGTTTATTTCTGTCAATTCATAAACCGTAGAGCACTATCTAACTAATTTTTTCCTTAAGTGTTTAATAGCGGCTGCACAGTTTATCCCTGTGTTTAGAGCGTCGCAGACTGTAGATATTTGAATTCATATTAAAATACTATATTTGAATAGTTAGGACTAGTGCCAATAATAAATTAAAGAATATTCAAATTTTAAAACACCCGTAGGGCATATAGGGTTTGCCCTGGAGCGAATGCGAGGTGAAGGATTAGTATTACCCTTCACCTCTGCCCTTTGCCCTCGGGTGAAATTGAATGGTATCGGCCATTAATTTTCTTTTTTTGGTGCACACTGTGCACAAGTATTTTATTGGTTGTTTGATTATTTCCGATTTTTCAAAGTCAAACAATAATAAATAAATCCCATAATTTAAAATTTTTAAATTAAAGTATAAATACGAGAGTATTTTTTATTTTATTCACAAACCTTATGCAAGGTAAAGACTGGTTATTAACAGTTTGGAAGCATACAGAATCAGAAGATGTCGCACAAGCGTTCATATCAGGATTTGGAGAACAAGTCAACTACGCAGTCGGACAGTTGGAAGAAGCACCGGATACTGGACGACGACACATCCAGTTATTCGTCCAATTCAGAAAGCGAATTAGACTCTCAGGAATCAATGGAGGACTTGGATTATCTTCAGGAGACCATCACTCAGAGCGTCGTCGCGGAACTGTCGATGAAGCTATTGCCTATTGTTCAAAGTCAGACTCTCGTATTGCAGGGCCTTGGTACTTTGGCGAGCGCCCTTCAAAAACCGGACAGAGAAACGATCTTGAATCTGCATGCAACACACTTAGAGAACATAAGTCACTTAAAAGATTGGCTGAAGAGTTCCCAACAGCATATGTCAAGTACCAAAGAGGTTTCAAAGAGCTCCTCCACCTCATCGGACAAACAAGGGACTACCTCCCTAAGACAGTTATCGTGTACTGGGGAGAACCTGGATCAGGAAAAACAAGGACCTGTTTTGAAGCGCACAAAGAGGATATATGGTTTGCCCCACCCCCCTCCCCGAACTGTTGGTTCGACGGGTATGCAGGAGAAGAAACAGTTATAATAGATGACTATGCAAATGATATACATTCTAAGTATCCATTTTCATTTTTTCTAAGACTCCTCGATGGTTATCCACTCTCAGTCCCTATTAAGGGAGGTTTTGTTAGTTGGATTCCAAAGAAGATTTACATTACCTCAAATAGACCTCCAGAATCCTGGTATCAGGATCAACCAAACGAAGCTTTGCTTCGGAGGATATCGGAGATAACTGAATTTTCCAAGAATATGGTTCTTTGAATGTGTTTTTTCAATCAAAATCAAACATAAATAAAGAAAAGTTAAGTTGGTTTAGTACTTATTTTTATTTTATAATGTTGGGAGCTAAGCGTAAAAGAAATGATAGATCTATGATTTCTGTTCAAAAGAAA